CCCCGGATCGGCGCACCCGCGAACCTGGGCGCGGTCCGGTACGCCCTGTCCCGGCTTCCGCAGTCCGACATCCCCGAGGAGGAGCGCGCCGCCGTGGAGCGGCACCTGCGCCGCCACCTCGCCGACGCCGACTGAGGCGCCCCCTACTTCCTCGCGGTCTGGCACTGACCGCGCGCTGTCGCATGCCTGGCACTGGCTGATCGACGGCACCCACCGGCCCGAGAAGGGCCGACCCGTCATGTCTCTATGCCACGAAAGGCAGGCTCGCATGGACGAGCGACTCAAGCGGCTGATTGCTCGACGCGAGCAGGCCGGCAAGGACCGCGAGCAGCTCCTCGCGCAGCGCAAGGCCATCACCGATCTCGCCGAGGAGGAGGCCCGCGAGGATCTCCTCCCGGAGGAGGACGCCGAGTTCCGGGAGCTGACCGCGCAGGTCAAGGCGAAGGACGAGGAACTGCGGGCATTCGACGAGCGGATCGCCGAGCTGTCGGAGGAGTCCGATCGGGAGCGTCAGGTCACGGCGGGCGCTCTCGCCGTGAAGCGGGCCGCGGCCCGCGCCGAGTCCGTCACCGAGGCCCGCATCTACGAGAAGGGCAACGGGCGCAGCTACCTTCAGGACTTGGCGCGCGTCCAGCTCAACATGGACGGCGACGGCTCGGCCCGCGAGCGGCTCCAGCGGCACGCGCAAGAGGTGGAGACCGACCGCGAATACCGCGACCTGAACCGCACCGACGGCACCGGCGGCTACTTCGTTCCGCCGCTGTGGATGATGAACCAGTTCATCGAGCTGGCCCGCGCGGGCCGCGCCTACGCCAACCTGGTCACCGGGCAGCCGCTGCCGGCCGGCACCGACAGCATCAACATCCCTAAGGTGGCCACCGGCACCGCCACAGGTGTGCAGACTGCGGACAACGGGGCCGTCGCCGAAACCGACCTGACCGACGCGTCCGTGACCGCCCCGGTGCGCACGATCGCCGGCCAGCAGGACGTGGCAATCCAGCTGCTCGACCAGTCGCCTGTGAACTTCGACGAGGTCATCTTCCGGGACCTCACGGCGGACTACGCAACAAAGCTGGATCTGCAGGTCATCTCCGGGTCCGGGTCGTCCGGGCAGGTCACCGGCGTCCGCAACACGTCCTCGATCGAGACGGTCACGCCGAGCGCGGTGACGGTAGCGGGGATCTACTCGGCTGTCGCGGACGCGGTGCAGCGCGTCCACACGCTGCGGTTCATGCCGCCGACGGCGATCGTGATGCACCCCCGCCGGTGGGCGTACTTCCTGGCCGCACTCGACGGCAACGACCGACCCCTGGTCGTGCCCAGCGCCGGCAACCCGCAGAATGCCATCGCCACCCTCGGGGCCGTCGCCGCCGAGCAGGTGGTGGGACAGATGCACGGCCTGCCCGTCATCACCGACCCGAACATGCCCACGAACCTCGGCGCCGGCACCAACGAGGACGTCATCCACGTCTTGCGCGCCTCGGACCTGCTGCTCTACGAGTCCGGCATCCGGTCCCGCACCCTGCCGGAGGTCGGCTCCGGCAACCTCACGGTTCGCCTGCAGGTCTACGGCTACCTCGCCTTCACCGCGGCCCGCTACCCGAAGTCCGTCGTCGAGATCGGCGGCCTGACGGCACCGACGTTCTGACGATCCGAGCTGGAGCGTCATGCTGGCGCTCCAGCTCCCGGACGGGAGTGAAGCATGCGTGACATCAAGGGCGACTACCGGCGGGCCTATCTGGAGCGGTACAGGGCGTGCTTGGGTGCCGGCCGCGTCGAGGACGCCAAACGAATCGCGGGCATCCTGCGCGATCACTACGAGTGCGACGTGACCAGCGAGGAGGCGGAGGCCGCCCCCACGGCGGAGCTGGAGACCGCAGTTCCGGACAGAGCTCCGGAGGACGCGACTGAGTTGAAGCCTGAGCCTGCCGACAAGCCGGCACCGAAGGCGGTCCGCGAGTGGGCCACCGAGCAGGGCCTCGATGTGCCGGCCCGCGGTCGGCTGCCGGAAGACGTCGTCGAGGCGTACCAGCGAGCCCACGAGGGCTGACCGGTGGCGATCGTTACGTTGGAGGCTGCGAAACGGCAGCTCAACATCTCTCAGGACGACACGTCGCTCGACGACGAGCTCCAGCTGTACGTGGACGCGGTCGGCGCTGCGGTGGAGAAGGCCCGCGGCGAGACCATCGACCGGCGAACGATCGTCGCGGAGGAAGTGGCCGCGCGCAGATCGTCCTTTCTGCTGGCCAGCGTGCCCATTGTGTCGATCACCTCGACGGTGTCCGTCGATGGCTCGCAGGTGTGGGATCCGTCCGACCTGCGAGTGGACGCATCGTCGGGCATGGTCACCGTGGCGTCGGGTCCCGCGGTGAGTGGTGCCGTCCTGGTGACCTACACGGCCGGGTACGACCCGGTGCCGGCGCATTACCAGCTGGCGGCGCTGATCATTCTGCAGCATCTGTGGGAGACCCAGCGGGGCGTCATGGGCGTCTCCCTGGGCGGCGACGGCGAGCCGGTGATGATGCCCGGCTTCGCCATTCCCCGCCGCGCATTGGAGCTGCTGGGGCTGAGCATCCCGGGGGTGGCGTAGTGGGCTGGTCTTCCACCGTGCCGGCCGCCATCGGCGCACTGGTCACCGCCTTTCGGACGGCGCCCGGCTTGGAGGGGGTGCCGGTGCGGGACGGGCCGGCGGTCGAGAACCAGGCCGCGCGGGAGGTTATCGCGGTCGGATACGCGGGCGACGATGACGATCTGGCGGTCGAGTCGGAGACCTCCCCAGAGGGGCTGGGCCGCGAGCCGGACCGGGAGCGGTATTCGATCCGCTGCGCCGCCGCCGTGCTGCGGGGCGCCACCGATGTTGCCGCGGCCCGCAGTCGGGCCTACGAGCTGGTGGCCGCCGCGGGCGAGGCCATCGCCCGGGACCGCACCCTGGGAGGCGCCGTGATGCGCGCGGGCGTCAGCACGACGTCGCTGCAGCAGTCGCAGACCGACCGCGGGGTGCAGGTCATGGTCACGTTCAGCGTCGACTGCGACGCGTTCACCAGACGCTAGGGAGGGGGCGACATGGCCGCGCTCACGACACACGTGGTCCCGCTGACGGGGCTGCGCACAGACGATCTGCTCTCGGCGGCCTCGGGCGGGGGCGACACGTGCGCCACGGGCGCAGGGGTGCTGCTGCTCGTCGCCAACGGCGACGCCTCCAGCCACACGGTGACGCTGGCGACGCCGCAGACGGTCGACGGGGACCTGACGGTGCAGGACCGGGTGGTCACGGTGGCGGCCGGGGCACAGACGGCGATCCCGGTGACCGACCGGTACCGCAACCCGGGCACCGGCCGCGCATCGATCAGCTACGACGGCGTCACGAGCGTAACGGTAGCCGTGGTCCGGACGGCGACGTCATGAGCGGCACCGTGCGGATGCGCCACGAGGGCGTCGAGGGAGAGATCGAGGTCGCCGCTTGCGCGGTGCCCCACCATCAGGCGGCGGGCTGGCTGGTGGTCGACGCGCCATCTGCCGCCCCGTCCGGGCCGGCCCTCGTCGAGCCGGAACCTTCAGCAGGGTCGGCACCGAAGCGTCGCCGCGCCACGAAAGAGGAGAGTGAATAATGGCAGCGACTCCGATCGGCGCCACCAACCGGTACTTCCGGCGCGGCGTCACCAAGGTCTACTTCGTGCCGACGATCGCGAACAAGGCGTCGCCGACACGGTCCGAGCTGGACGCGGGTACCGACCTGTCGCCGGAGATCGCCGACAGCGATGGGTGGCAGGTCACGGGCGACACGGTCGACACCCCCGACCTGGGTACCACGTTCGTCGGCAAGATCCCGTCCACAACCAGCGCGGACGACTCCAGCCTCACCATGTACGCCGACTCAGGCAGCCAGGACGTGCGCACGCTCCTCCCGCGGGGCACGACCGGGTTCATCGTGTGGATGGACGAGGGCGACGAGGCGGGCCTGCTGATGGACGTGTTCCCGGTCCGGGTGACCTCGGCGCCGAAGCAGCGGTCGTTGGACGACGCCGCCCAGATCATGATCAGCTTCGCGGTGATCCGCGAGCCGGCCGAGAATGTCGCGATCCCCAGCTAGCCGGCTCTCTTGCGGAACCCGGTCGCGAAGCGGCGGAGGGTGAACCTCGCCATCGCGACGCAACCGGCTAGCACGCCGACGGCGGCAGCCAGCGTGGCAGCCCCGTAGAGCAGCATCGCGAGCAGGACTCCGCCGCGCGCGGCAAGACCGCCGCGCGCGATCCGGTGCCCCAGAAACACGGGCACGGTCACGAACCACCAGTGCAGTACCGGCATATCGCCCCCCTGCGTCACGGATGGGCGGATCGTGCCACCGGGCAGGTACCGGGTCAATCCACCGGGAGGTCTCGTTGGATGCTCGATTGCGGTACAGCGGCGACCTGCAGCGCATCTCGCGCGAGCTGCGCGCCATGAACAACCCGGAAGTCAAGAAGCGGTTCCGCAAGGAGCTACGGACCGCGGCAAAACCCATGGTGCCTGCCGTGCGGTCCTCGATCCGCCGCATCCCCTCCTCCCGCCCCTACAGTCCGGCCGGGCTGCGGGGACGCATGTCGAAGGCCACACGGATCGAAGTGAAGACCACGGGCCGCCAGGCCGGTGTGGCGATCCGCGTGGACGGACGCAAGATGCCGCCCAAGCAGAAAGCCCTCCAGTCGTACATGGAGGGCTTTCTGC